GACCTGTGATGGGGTCTTCATCGCCGAACTGATCAAGGAGAGTCTGGGTGACCGAGAGATCCACAAGTTGCAGAGCGTTGGATGCTTCCTGCGAGAATGTCTGGAACCCACGGTTGTTCTTGTGTTGTGCGGCACTGCGGAGTTGTGCAGCCGCATCTTCTTCAGAAATCTTGCCCAATGCTCTGAGGGTGTCGATCATGCCGTGCATGTCTTCGTAGGTCACATCAGGATCGAACATGGCTTCGTTCAGGCGATGAGTAACCTCGAAGGAGGTCTCGATCGTGTTGCCCTCGATACTCCGAGAGGTGGCAAGCAGCCGATCGATCACGCCCAACTGATCAGGGAACTGGAGGGCCATGGTGGTGATCTCCTCCTCTGAGAAGAGCCCATCGGAGAGAGCCGCTGCACCAGCAGCCGAAGCCTGAGCAGCACGGACAGCGTTGCGTGTTTCAATGATGGAGGTCTTGGCGTAGTCAGGGACGCTCGGGTCAGCCAAGACATCCTCATACGAGCGTGAGCCCGAGGCGACCTGTTCTGAGATCAGGCGAGCAGTCTGGCTCCGCTGGAGACGCATCCGCCGCTCACCGAGTTCAACCTCGGCAAGTGCGGAGGACTCGATGTCGTCCCGCATCTTCTTGATCGCGTTCGGAGGGAGAGTCTCAGTGAGAGACTTACCACCGACCTTGATGGATTCAAGGTTGCGGATGAGAGAGGCTTCGTCCCCGTCCTCCAGGGCCTGTGCATAGATCATGCTGGTGGCGGTGGAGCGAACCTGTTCAGGGTTCATCCCACTCTCATACGCAGCAGTCACAACATCTGCGACACCTTCGAGATCGTCGTTGCGGAGCGACTCCGTGATAGAGCGACCGAAGGCCATCTGGGTGTCAGCGTTGCGGGCCTCACGCCTGCGTTGGAGGTGACGCTCTACGAACCGCTGTTCGATCTGCTCGAACTCACGGGACATGACAGTGGACTCCATGGAGCCCCTGTCATCAAACAGGCCCGCGACCCGCTCACGAAGAGCAGCACGGATCTCTGTTGGGTTGTCAGAGTTGCGGAGTGCCGACTTCTCGTACTCGCTTTCAAAGGCGGTAACGGTGTCGCGGATTTCCGCCTGCCCGATGAGGGCAAGCATGAAGGTCAACTTGTGGGGGTTGTCGTCCTCGTTGATCAGCCCGTCAGCCTGGGCCTTGCGGAACTGCTCGCGGTTGACGATCTGAAGTTCAGCGAGTTGCTTACGGGCTTCACCCTCAGCCTCTTCCTTGTCTCGTTCGCTCTTCTTATCAGCGAAGTCGATCAGCGTCCCGGTGAAGGACTGGAGAGATTCAGCGAGTTGTGCAGTGCTTCTTGCACTGGAGGGGGCGACACTTGCGGGGGCGAATGTGTCCACAGGACGGGCCTGCGGATTAAGAGAGATTCTGCTCATGGTGGCCCCTTACTTTCTATCTAGGTATGACCCGTAACTGCCAACAGCGGCTTCGCCGATGCCGAGGGCGAGAGCGAACGGGCTTGCTCCCCGCTCGCGGGGTGTCTGGAAGATTCTTGATTGGGCACCCGAACGGACACCTTCGATTTCTTGATCGATCTGGGTGAGAGTGAAGTCGAGGTTTCGACCGATCATCCTCTCGTTCTGTGCTTCAATAGCAGCGAAGTTCTGCATGAGGTTGTCCACTGAGTTACCAGAGACACCACGGTTGGCCGCTGAAGCACGGACACCACCCTCGTTCTGTGTTCCCTCGATCTCGTTCTGTAGAGACTGTTGGGAGGACGCAGCACGCTCTTGGCGACCACGCTCGTTGAGAGCCTGGGTCTGGTTGTAGTAGGAATCGAGAGCCGCCTCCGAGACAGAGCGATAGCGGTTGTTCGCGTCCTTGGCTGCTTGGTTCTGAGCCTGGGCACCCATGGCTGTCGAGCCTGCTGCCAGAGCGAACCCAGCGATAGACAGGGATAGTGGATCACACATATGTAAACCTCACGAAGTCTTCCCCGGAAGGAAGGGTGTGTGTTTCATGGAACTCGCAACCCATCCACGCCAGCCAACGCAGATGAAGCGTGTTCTTGGTGTGGGCAATGTTGCACACATACGGATACTGATGAGCGAAGCGGTCGAGGAACTCCTTGCACCCTCTTGCGAAGGGCAGGGCACAATCCTTGATCCGATCTGTTCCCATCATCCAGACGATTCCGTATTCACGGCTGGATGGAAGATGGCCCATGAGGGCAACGGGAAGTCTGTCCCACATCAGTGTGTACGCCTCTGCTGAGATGCGTACTGATTTTGAAAGAGCCTCCAAAGGCGGTTGACCCATGGAGGCGTGTAGTTCATTCAGATCCGCTTGTCGTAGATGCGAAGCGATATGACGGATGTGTCGTGGAACGGTCTGAATGACATAGAGCATTTAGGCTCCTGAAGGGTTTGAGTATTCTCCAACCCAACTCGATGAAACGATCTGAGTCGGGAGATGATTGACGGAACGAAGTTGAACCTGGATGTTGTCAGCGTTTCGTCGGATGCTCTCCCCGTGCTGACCGGAGCCAACAAGGTTCAAAGCGGTTCCGACTTTCCGTGGAGTAACCAGACGGTTCGCCACATAGCGAGTCCGGTCGAGGACGCTGACACGGAATGGCCCAGACCGCAAATAGTTGAAGTACCACTTCATGATCTGGAGTCGTCCCCCATGGATAGGCCCAGGGCCACCAGAGGTGTTCTGAATCATCCGTGGTTGGTTGAAGGTGTACATGAACTCATAGGTGTTGCCGATGTACAGCGACACCCCTCGATAGTCTCCGGGCATCCGCACGGAGTATTCATCGAGCCCGTCAACCCAGGGGATTACCTCGGTGGTGTCAGCACGCAGGATGATCGTCTTCACGGTGTCTCCCATCATCCGAGGACGGAAGGGGAGACGGATGTTGGTGCGATCAGTGGCCTCATCGTATGTGACGATGAGACTCTCTGCGGACTGCGGAGGAGGTGTGGAGAGCGTGATAGAGTTGGAGCCTGACGATGTCCAGCCCACGAAGGGCACACCAGAGCCGCCTGCAACGACTTCAGAGTCTTCGTCAGGATCCCCTCCGTCACCGATGGGTGTAGGCCTCCCTACATTGGAGGAGGGGCTGACGATGGTTCCACCGCCAGCAGGAGAGTCCGAAGCAGAGGCCCTGCCCGAGGAGTCGTTACCATCGACCTGATAGCCCGGAAGTCCACTGGAGGGGTCTGAGTCAGCATCGTTGTCAGGCTCGGGATTCACAGGCACAGGTGCCGAGAAGATCAGCCTATCCAGGTGTACAGGATGCAGAAGGTTGAAGTCCACGAACTCGGGTTCAAGTTCGACAACCTCCAGAGTAAGACCTTCAGGTCGAAGAACGACCATGTAGAGTTTTTCATTGATGACCTCATGGGACACGATCTTGTGGAGGAACGACCAGACACCCCAAGAGTTCTGGATCTTCTGGTTGCCCTGGACATACCACCGATTCACAAACAGTGCAGAAGTCCATCCTTCGCCATCAACGGATGTGAAGGTCGAGGAGTACACACGGCTTGCGGACATCTTCAAGGCAGAGCCTCGAATGAGAGAGCCCATCTGGATCGACACTTCGTCAGCGTCGAACAGTCGGCGGTCGCCTGCGGAGCGTACCTCGTTCACGATGGTGTGATTCGTGGTAGAGCCGGGCAAGAAGAGAGAACGCTCCACGACCTGTGGGGCACAGAAGCGTTCGGTAGGAAGGTTCGAGGACTGCTCGATGCGGAAGGTGTTGGGAGACGAAGCCTCGTCAACAGGTGCGATGTACTGGGACTCATCCCCCGCGAACACGATGACATCCCCGAAGGGTACAGCGTGCAGGAGGTTCAGGACGGAGCCAGAGTTCACAGCCACATCGATGGGATCATCGTCAGGAACGGTAAGGACTGTCTTACGCCAGAAGCGGAAGAGGTCGCCCGTTGCGGACATGATGATCCGATCCTCAGCGATGAAGCCAAGGCGGTTGTTGGAGGTGAAGATGTTCTCGATGTTCCGTCCGATGAAGGAGGGATCGGGAACGGTCGTGGTGTCGCCTGCTGATCGGTCTTCCCAGACCAGAGGAGACAGAGTAAAGTAAGGCTTGAACGGTGTACCAGTGTTGGTTCCATCGCTGTCGTCCTGCAAGCGTACCAAGCGGTGAGGCATGGTCGCTGCGTTGAAGGACTTCTCGATGCCTGGAGCCACGGTCTCCACCCACGCCCCCGCTGCATCACCGTCTCCGGTGTCACGGAGGGAGTCGAAGGAGACATAGTAGTCGTCAGCGTCTTCAGTCAGTTTCCCCAGCACCTTGACCACCAGACCATCAGGAGCGATGGGAGGCAGTTCATCGAAGTCTTGGACAGCCTGATAGCACAGGCCCAGGATCCCGTTACGGACAGAGTCTCGAACTGAGATGTCAAAGTCCGAAGAGTCTGTACGCTCGATGTAGAACCAAGAGTCACCCTCGGTGTGGGTGATGGTGAAGTCTGTGGCCCAGTCGGTGAGAGCCTCCAGAAGAGTCTTCAACTCTGTGGCGATTGCCGAGGTCTGGAGTTTTGTCACATCCGTTGTACTTGTGGTATGGGTGACCGTCTTTGCCCCAATGGTGGGGCCTTCGATAGTGATGCTGTAGTCCTGACCATACTCGCCCTGCTTAACGAAGACGACAGCCAGGTTGTCCTGAGCAGCGGAGAGCGTCGAGGACATCCGGGGGATGCGGTTTCGGTTGACGATGATCGTGGTGTCGCCGATGGTCTCAGCGACCAGAGCCGTGAATGGGTTGTCCGAGGACAGGTAACTCAGGGCATTGCCAGTATCGTACACAGGATGATCAGTACCATCCAATGAACGCACTTGGAGGGAATCTCCGTCAAAGGTGGCAACATACTGCTCAGTGTCGTCACGATCGATCCAATGAACGAAAGCCTTCTCATTGCTTGTGAGTCCCGAGAGGTTTGAGATGTGTCGTGTCCCCGGTCGCTTCATCAACCCACGCTGAATGTCAGAGACAGCGTTGAGTTGGTATCCTGCCTGAGACTCCGAGCGGAGGTAAGGCGGCTGGGCAGACATGCCCTGAAGGAGAGAGGGGACGCTTCGCTCAATGCGAGTCAATAGCGACCGCCTGTGAGTTCATGCATTCCTGGGCCGTGGAAGTAGTTCACCTTGGACTCCATTGCGTACATCTTCTTGAGTTGACGATGAGCATCACGCTCAGTGATTGCCGAGGCTTGGTAAGCCGTCTGATCGCTTGTGGTCTTCAGAACGAACTCACGGGCTGCCCGAGTGACGATGTACTGTTGAGCGATCTCAGGGATCGAGTCCCATGGCTGCTTACGGATGAGAAGGTCAGCCTTGACCGGAGCAGCCCACACGAAGGTGTTGGTCGCACGGTTGTAGACCTTGCCCTGTCCACGGAGGATCGGCTCCTGGGTGTTGCGGTTGAGGCAGCGATCCCAGCGGATGCTGAGAACATCTGAACCAACGGTGATCAGCCCGTCACTGTCTGGAGTGAAGGTGATCTTCCTCTCGGTGTTGAATGTCCAAGGCGTTGACTGCACAAGGCGGTCAATGCGATCGAGGACATCCTCAGCAACAGCGACATCGACCCCGAGGTCTTCTCCGTCGAGGGAAGACACAGGAGCCTCTCGGATCGCTGAGAGCATTTCGTTTATTGCGTCTGTTCTGGTCATGGTTTCTCCGTGGAGTAAAAAGCCCCCAGAGCCGGTTAAGGCTCCGAGGGCGTTGGGGGTTTTCAAAGGAAGGGGTCAGACAGTGGTGCCCTTGGTGATCTCGACAGCGAGTTCAGGACGCAGAACGCCTGCACCAGTAGGTGCCCAAGCGACTGACTGCCAACCGAGGTTACGCAGCACCCACTCGGTGTCCATACGCATACCCTTGAGGTTGAGGAAGCCGATGGCTCCTGCGTGATGGAGAGTGGCGATGGTGTCGGTGCAGTTCACCGAGTAATCGTTGTTGCCGGTTTCGGCAGCATCGAGGTCGGTGAGGTTGCCGACAGGGAACGAGCGGTTCGCGTTGATGGCAACACCATCGAGCGAGAGGCCCGAGCCCGAGGCAGCCGAACCCATGCCGCCGTAGTCACGGTTGATGATCTTCAGGTCGGAGTTCAGCAGGAGATACCACTGAGCCAGGCCGACATTGAAGTTCCACCCGTCAACGGGGGTGTTCTTCTCACGGGCAGTCTGGCGAGCAGTGAACATGAGGCCAGCGAGAACGCTTGCATCAGTGCCAGCCGATGCGTTACGGAGAGCAGCAGTGACCGTACCAGTCGAACCTGCGGCTTCACCAGTGATGGTGGGAGTCGCGGTACGGGCGGCAATGACCGAGAGGCGACCGATGATCGCGTCCTTGGTCTGCATGAGACGCTGGGCGAGAGCATCGGTGTAGGCAGCACGGTACTCGTAGTGAGTCATGGCCTCATCGAGGTCATCAACGAACACGGACGAGTAGAGGTTGTTGTCCAGGGTCAGGACAGCCTCTGCCGACTTGATTGCACCGGGATCGATCTCAGTACCAGCAGCGTGGTAGCCACCAGCAGCCGTACCGATTCGGGGGAACTGAGCCGATTTCAGGCTCTGTTAAACACGGTTCGTTACGCCGTGCCCATCCAAAAGGATGCTCTATGTTGCCATAGAGATCAGACTATATCATTACTTTCTTTCGCTTCGTTCAGGTACACGATGGCCGATTCAAGCCGATGCGTTGAATCTTTCATCAGGCCGATTGCAGTATTGCAGGTAGAGCAGAGGAGTCCTCGGATCTTTCCAGACTTGTGGCAGTGATCTACTGCTAGCCTTCTAGATCGTGAGTTCCCGCTATGTTTAGTTCCGCAGATTGCACATTGACCGTTTTGTCTCTGAAGTAAGCGTGCGTATTGATTCCGAGAAACGCCAAGTTTGTTTGCCAGGGTTTGCCACTTGATGCAGTCTTTACACTCAGTTCGGTGTATTTGATTCCCGTTTGGCTGTTTGCGTTTGTAGTAGTCTCGGAGAGGTTTCTCAACCTCGCATATGCGACATACTTTCATTGTATGTGAAGCAGCCCGCGCTTCGATCCCACTTGGGATCTACGGCTTTCGCCTAGTCGTTGAACCTTCCCGCCTTTCGACGGGCTTGGCTGCTGATTGCCCCGAGGGGTGTCCCAGCAGTTCACGGGCTTTTACAAGGGCAAATCTAGATACCCTTAGTGATGGTTCGCTCGGTGATCTGACCGGCGTACTCGTTGTTGGCGTACCAAGCGGTGAAGACCTCGCCTGCCCACTTCTTGAGGAAGAGAGCCCGTGCGTCACCAGCACCGTTGGCCTGACCAGTGCGTGAGGGGTTTGAGAAATCAGACATGGATTGAATCCTTGAGTTTGCGTCTTTGACGCGAGGTGGTTTGATAGCATTTGCTTCGCTGGTGGATCAACCGTTGAAGCGTCCAGAGTATGGAGAGGTGTTTAAGGTCGAGGGATAACCCGACCGCACGCAGAGCATGACTGATTTAGAGTTCCACCTGAGCGGGTGAAGATGGAGGCGTTGCAATGACACCGAAGCGTCTGAAGCCGCCTATAGAGCGAATGGGGTGACGGACGGATCCACCACCGATGTAATGGTTTGCTGGGTCGAAGTGCCACTCGATGTCCTTGGCGATGTGTTCAGCGGTTGTAGCATCGGAAGGGTGGGTAAGATCCATCGAGTAGGCAGTAACAGTTGTCCCATCCAGACGCTCCGTGCGTCCGTCAGGGTTCACTTCACCATAAGAGTCCCACAGACTGATGAAGCCGTAGCCACCAGCCAGGGCCACGGCCCGTGTCAGGTTCTTCTTCTCGACCGTCATGTCGGTGCCTGCTGCGGCCCAAGGAGCGATCAGGAGGAAGTCAGGTTCGGCGTAGCCTTTGTTGGTGTGGGCACTCTTCCAGAGTGAAATGAGTGAGGTGAGGTTCGCGTCGAAGTCCCCGAGGTCTTCGGCGTTGTGACCCATCATGATGATGACGGTGTCGTAGCCTTCGGCCACCTCAACCATCGCTTCCTTGGTCTGAAGACTCTGGCGGTTGATGTGGTCATAGCACGACCAGCCGGAGTAGCCGGTGTTAGCGAGGACGAGGCCCGTGCTTTCAAAGTTCTCCGCAGAGGGAGACGAGTAGATCAAAGCACCGAGGACATGGAGTTCTCGGTTGGTGTCGCTCGCGTTACTGTCCTTGACGATTGTGCCGACGATTTCGCCGGAG